GCGTGGGCTTTCATCAACCTGTTCGCTTGCCTCATGGAACCAGTGGATGACCCGGCTGCGGTCGGGCCTCTGTTCGCTGGTGTCGAGTGTTGAATCGGAATCATTTATGGAGGCAGCGTAATGCCCACCCCCAAAGTAAAAACCCGGCGCTTACTACTCCCGAAGCACACCCTTAATCGCGTGGAGGCTGAACGATGAGTACGACCGAACAACCAACGCTATTCAACACCGCGCCGACTGGCGACGGAACCGGCAGGACGTATGGCGAGGACAAACCCATCGCCCGGCTATTCACACCTGAGCAGTACGACCGCGACCACCCCGACGTGTGGCAGTTGTTTGTCAAGCTCGCTCGTGAGGCCAAGGACAAAGGTCTGACGCGATTCTCTGCGCGAGCAATCATCCACCGCATCCGATGGGAATACACCATCGACCGAGCGGATAACGACGGCTTCAAAATCAACGACCACATGAGTACCTACTACGCGCACAAGCTGGTTGGCGTTGACCCGCGATTCGCGGACTTTTTTGAGTTTCGATCCACCACCCCCGACAAGGACTCTTGAAATGACCGACCAACAAACACAAATTGACTGGCAGGCCCGCGCGGAAGCTGCGGAGCGACAGGTGCGGGAGGCGAGGGGGTTGCTTGAGGCCGCAACCGTCTTTCTGGACAAGGGCGAGTTTTATCACCAGTGTCTTGAAGCCGGGAATCGCGGCACAAACTTCGACTGCGATGGCTGTGACGCAGCCCTTGCCGCGAAAAACATAAACGCCTACCTCACCACCCCTGCACCCTCACCCGCGCAGGCGACGGATGTGGAGGTGGAGCGGTTGCAGGAGGCGCTAAAGAAAATTGCTTCGGCTAAGCACGGGGATACTTCGTGCAGCTTGCCAGCGCAAGGATATGGGGAGTTAGAGTGCGCTGTTATTGAGGCAGAAGATTATTTAGCAAGGATCGCCTTAGCCGCCCTGGCCCCGCCCGCCGACGCGCAGGGTGAAACAGAAAGTGAGGTGCGGTGATGCTAAAACCCCTCCTTTTTGCCGTGTGTGTGTGTGCCTTTGTTTGCTTTGTCGCGAACGCGGCCTTCAGAGTGGTTGGAAGCGTCGATACCTCCGCGAGACTCACCGAACGCCGAGACATACAGCGCGAGGCCATCGACCACGGCCACGCGCACTACGACCCCCGCGATGGTTCGTTTACTTGGAACGCACCCGACGAGTGCGGGCAACAGGAAAGGCAGGCCGCAGATGAGTAACAACGACGAGCAACTTGATGGAGCTATCCGCACGATTGAAAACGTCGCGGGCTTTACTGAACCCGACACCGGCGTAGGTGATGCGTGGGAAGTCGTCACAGCAAGGCTTGACCAACTCACCCGCCTGCGTGCCATCGTCGAAAAGCTGCCAAAGACGGCTGACGGCGTGCCGATCGTTCCGGGGATGTACGTCTATTGTGCGTTCCGCACAGGCACAATTGACGGTCGCGTAGCAGGCGCTGATTTACTCCGTGTCCGCGTTCAATACGGACACCCGATTGACATAACTGATGGCGGTAATGTAATGGCGGATGAAAGCGACCCGTACACGACGGCGCTGTACTCCACCCGCGCCCTTGCCGAAGCCGCCGCGCGCGATGCGAGGGGGGCGTGAACGTGGCAAGTAATTCACCCACACAACGAACACTCGCATACTTCCGCGACCTTGGATTCAAGGTGCAGGTGGTCGAGCGGTGGTGCCAATACTCCCGCAGGCGCATCGACCTGTTCGGTTGCATCGACATTATCGCGGTGCGTGAGGGTGTTGGCGTGGTCGGTATTCAGGCGTGCGCTGGGTCGAGTCACGCGGCACGCAGGACAAAGGCGCTGGAGCGAGAGGCGTTGCAGGACTGGCTTAAAGCTGGTGGTAGGTTTGAGGTGGTGTCGTGGGCGAAGCGGGGGGCGAGAGGCAAGCGGAAGGTGTGGACGGTGAGGCGAGAAGAACTGACAATAGCCGACCTTTAATTCTACATGGAGATTCTTGAAATGGCTGATTCTGGCGTTCGACGCTGTAGGGGTGGTGGGCATGAGTGTTGGGTAAAGTCGTGTGACGATAGTGAGGTCAAGCACATCATTGCCACCGGCAAAAACCGCGAACTAATTGCGGTTATCGAGCATCTGTCCGCGTGCATCATGTGTGCTGTCCGCTGGAACCATGTTCCGAGTGGCCTATACGCCGAAATATTGAGTCGGATAGCCCCGGAATCGCTAGATCGGCTACAAGAGATTGGGAATGTGAATCTTGATTATGGGTATTTGTATAAACTGGAACGCGCTGATCGTGATCGTCGTATAGAGGCTGAGGTCGAGGATAGGCTTCGCGCAATCAGCCGTCACACCGCAAACGCAATCCAGATACGCCCTGACCCCAAAGCCCCGCCGTACTGGTCAGATGCGTATCCCCCAATCCCCCCACTCCGGCTTCCAGCGACTTGCGATGGCGATGGGCTTCCTGAATCATCTGGTGTTTATTTTGTACGCGACGAGTACGGCGATATTGTTTATGTGGGGCAAAGCATAAACCTCAGTAAGCGGGCGACCCTATCACATCCAAATATTTTTGATGGAGAATGGGTTGGATACCTTGAGTTTCCCGCCGCAACTCTCTTGTACGCCGAGTCTTTTTATATTGGCGTGTCCAGACCACCCCGCAATTTCGGGGCGTTCCAGTCAAGGCTTGCGGAACGAGAAGAATTGGAGGCGGTCGGCCTTTGAATTGATCGTTGCTGCAAAGGTGTAGTTTACTTATGATATTACTGCAAAGCTAAACCCCAAAACAGGTAAGGAACCCGTCATGGCCAAGTCAACCGCCGAAGTCAAACCCGGATACAAAACAACTGAGTTCTGGCTTTCTGTCGCAGCCACCATCGTTTCAGCCCTCGTCGTGAGCGACCACTTCGCAGCAGGGTCGCCACGCGAGAAGATCGCCGCAATCCTCGGCGCGGTGCTTGTGGCGATGGGGTATCAAGTCAACCGCGGCGGGGTGAAGCGGGCGGCAGGTGGGGCATTGGTCATTGCCCTCATGCTCCTACCCTCCCTGTCAATCGTCGGTTGCGCGCCAGCATCAGCAACCAACACAACCCCGCAGGCCGCACGCCAAGCCACCCCGCAGACGGGGCAACAGCGAGCGGGGCAGGGTGATAACAATGTAGCGGCTGCAGCCGGCGGCGCACAGGCGGGTGTGGGTGATAAGCCAAACCGTAGGGCGGGTGATACACCCGGTCAGGCTTCCGTAACATGGTCGGTCGATGAGAATGGCAAGGTCACAGGATCGGCCAGCGGCCCTATCGAAACCCTCATCATCGCTCAAAACGCCGAGTACAGCCCTTCCGCCAGCGCCACAATCAGTGGTTCTACCGAAGGTACAACGCAGGGCCAAACGCAAACCCCTACTCAATCGCCCACCCAAGGCAATACCACCAACCAAACCCCCACGGCAACCGCCAACCCCAACATCCCTGTTGACGTGAACGTGACGCCGGGAAGCGGCGGCTAACCCATGACGCTATCCACCATCGAACGTGAAGCGGTTTGGATTGGCCGAAGTGCCGACTATGCCCTTATGCGCGGGCATGGTGATTATAAGCAGGATCGCAAGTCGGTTATCGTCGTGCTGACGGATGAGGCAACCAACGAGCAGTTACTTTCAGCCATCGACCATGTAGCAAATGTATTGCATGGCAAGCCGAAACCTACCAGCCCGGAGGTCCAAACGTGAACGTCAGCGTACTTGATGGAAAAACCATGATTCCTATTGGTCTTGTCTGTGGCGCGATTATCGTTGCCTTCGGCATAATCAATCCAATAGTGTCAGCAGCAATTGACTCGGCGCGTGACGACGCGACAATTGCAACGAAGATTGATATGACACTAGCGGATCACTCCAAGCGGATAAGCAAGGTCGAGCAGCGGCAGGAGTACATCTACAACGCCACGATCCGCATTGAAACACGCCTCGGCACGCTTCCAGATGCAATGACGAAGTAGCTTCTTACTTCACCCCATACAGCTTAAACACACCCGACTCCACATTCCCGCTTGAAAACAGGAACTGGATGCCGGTGATTGCAACTGCGGTGAGGTACGCGCCACCAAACGAGAGGATCAGGGGTGTGCCTGCACCTTGGATGCAGAAGGTTTGACCCTCGGCGAACTGGAATGTAGTTGTGCCGGCGGGGTTGTGGATGCGAGCCACACCAGATAGACCTTCGGACGTATCGCTACCCACGGTGTACGTCGCGTGAGAGAGCGATATGGCGGTGTCTGCGGTGTCAGTGCCATTTCGTGCTGTACCATCACCACCCGTAACAGCCCATGCGTAGTCAGATGCACCAGACTTCCACGTACTGCCCGCGTCATCTGAAAACCGCATAAGCAACTGCACCGCGTCAGTCGCGGGTACGACGTTACTGAGGACAACGAGGTACGTCCTGTACGTCGAACTTATGCCAGTGGCGAAGTCGATCGTGGCGGTGTTGGATGCCGTGACGGTTTCGATGAGGACAAGGCTTGCGCCCTGCGCGCCAGTCAACCCCGTGATCTGCGAACCGTCCGCAGCCGGGTAGCCCGTGGCGTCCATAACGGGTACGTTTCCATTGGCCACGCCCGTATCCACCAGCGAGGCAGAGCCGAGATCGCTGTTGAGGGGTACGTCGCCAGCGTCGGTCCCCGTATCAACCACCGCCGCCGTACCAAGCCCAAGCGAAGTCCGGGCTTGCGTTGCTGTTTCCACAGCCCACGCATCACTTGCCGCAACGAGGAACTTATCATCACCAGTAACCGTAGGCAGGTTGCCGCCACTCACTTCCGCAGCCTGCAACTGCTGCAACGTTACGTAGTCCGTAGCCGCTGTTGCGTCCGCGCCATTTGTGATGCGTTTGGAGTCGGCATCCCATGCGCTGAGGTCAGTGGCCGAGAGGGACATGAGTTGTGTCGCACCAACGTAGAAAGCCGCACCACCAGTCCTGGTGAAAGCCTGCTGCGCCAGCATCGTGAGCCGGTCGAGGGCTTGCTCATGCGTCTCGGCGGGGAAGTCGTCATTCTCCACGTAGTCCACACCCTGGGTAGGCGTCACCCACCTGTCGATGTGGATCGTCTCGCCAGAGGCGGGGGCGGTGAGCATCGTGACCGTACCGCCCGCCAGATTGCCAGCGCCCGTCACGGTGTAATGGGTGGTGAGGGTCTTGATCGTGGGTACGCTTGTGGAGTCCACCACCACGTAAACCACCAAGTCGCCGTCGGCGAGGAAGTAGTACGGGACGGAAAACGCCACGGTCGCGCCATCGCCTGCGTAGCTGACGGTACTTGTGGAACTGGCAACGGTCATGTTAAATCTCCAAATCAATCAAGGGTCGCGTTTTGCCTGCGCTTCGCGGCGTTGGTGTCTTTTTCTCTTACGTGTTTGTAAACCTTCATGCCTTCACGGATCGGGTAAAGCGGAACATTGCCAACCCAGATGGCAGCAAGGTCGGCTGACAAGATTACAATCTTGGGTAGCATATCTTCGATATCTTCTTCGCGCTGCATACTGTCAATCAAGCCCCGTGCGCGTTCCTGTGCTCCCTCGATAAAGGAGATGTGCGGCGATACTGCTGGTGCGTGGCTCTGGCTACCGCGAAAGACGAGAGCGCTTAATATCGTTGCCGCCATATCGCCGAACAGCACATTGCTTGCCGCTGTTTCCGCAACCCGCTGCGCCAACGCCTTTAGCCGATCTTCCTTCTCATCTTCATTATCCCAGTCGAAAAGGCTGGCAATGCTGGCGACGGTGATAGACGATAGGACGAAAACGTTGGTCATCGTCGCAACCCACCTACGCCTTGACATTTGCCCCCTGGACATCTGAATCGTCGAACGTATCGCAATGTCAATGTGCTTCGACCGCTGCGAACGGAAGGCGTTTACGATCTTGGCTGATCCATGCGCCCGTGACTCAAGAGCCAACCCGCTGACATGCAATGGGTCAAACGTCGGTTGTGTTCGGCGAACAACACGGTTGGCAATTTCCGCAACGCGGGCAAAGTATTCATCACCGTTGATCTTCCCCGTTTCTTTTGTCGCCTGAAACTCTGCCGCTTTCCAGATGGTTCGGATTGCCGCCGCGTCAACTGCGTGAATCCATGCGAATCCAATTTGGCGTTTGGGATGCACGCCATGCAAACCCACGTCGCTGTCCGCACCTTCATGCACCAGATACTGACCGCTGGCCGCAGCACGAGCGCGAAGTGGAGGGGAATAACGGTTGATGCGATCATCAATCCTCTTGTCGGCTATCGCGCCTGTGGCGATTGCCCTCGACAAATAAATCGAACTGATTTCAGACTCAGCCGCAGCGATTGACGAATACTGGTATGCGGCGATTCTCGGATTAACGATCAGGAGTGAACTGGTTATGTTATTGGCGACAAACCGCACCGCCGGCTCCCAAAACGACAGATTCTTTTTCGCTCCGATGTTATGTTCAGCGAGCGTGTCGAACGTCATAAGGACTCGCCTCACAAGACGCTGCCCACGCTTCACGTTGTTCAGTTCGGGCGATATGGATTCGAGAAGTCGCGTAGCGGTATCAATCGCCTCAGACATATGCGCGACGGCAGTAGTCTTTCGAGCATGATTCTCCGTTGACATTACGAACGAGCCGATAATGACAGGGCCAGCCGGTCCACTACGCCTCTGGATAACGCTGGCCTGTTCCAGCATCCTTACATCCATGAGTTTTGACGACCCGAACGGGATCGGATCACCATCTTTGAGGGATGCACGCGGGAAATAGGTGTCGTCTTTTGTAATATCTCGTCCGAGATTTGCAAGCGACCAATCAGCGATGAGCTTCTTTAGCGGCCCGTTCATATACTCGACAACCTTCCTGACATACCCACGCTCTGCTTCGGTCAGGAAGGATGTGTCAGACATAATGGTGGCGATATCTTGATCGCTCAGGTGAATCGTGCGGGTCTTATCTTGGCCCTCGATTACGATGCCCGTACCTCGCTTCACCTCGCCCGCTTCATTCTCGGTGTCCACAACAGCGGCCATCGTGCTTTTATCAAGGAGCGTTGCAAATAGGTGCATCCTCTGGTCAAGGTCCAGCTTTACCTTCTGATCGCCAAACTTCTGCGTCTGCACACTTGATCCGGGAAACCTGAGCCGCGTCCACCGCTTGTAAAGATTGCCAGTAGTTTTGTTAATCCTCGCCCACGCAGGCGTACCCGGAGCCATGCCCGCAGACTTCAAAGCGCTGATGATGAAGTCTTGGAACTTGGCAAGGTCCGCCTCTTGTGCGTCCTGTCCGGCGACGACGTTTTCGTAGATAACTTTGCGGAAGGTTTCGCCAACCATGATGCCGAGCGTATCCATCGTGGCGTGCGATTCCACGCTCGCAACAGCGTCGAGTATCTTCGTACCCCTTAAAGACTCAAGCCTATCGTCGGACGGGTCAACCTTCCGCTTTTTGAGTTTGCTGATTTCGGCAATGAGGGCTTTTTTGAGTTTTTGAAGTTCTACCTTTTTCCCAAGAATGATCGCCCTTTGCTCTCGGTCGTTCGCCGCAACCAACTCGGCAAGGCCGTTGGCAAGTTCCGTCATGCCATCCGTACTGCCGTCCTTGGTGTCATAGGCTTCAACCTTTTCCAGAAGTTCCTCGACCGCCTTCTTTCGCTCTGGCGTGAGCATGGTTTTGGGCTTGGCCGACTTTGCCGCAGTTTTCATCTGGCTTACCGCGTCCTTGCGGGCCAGCGTTTCAAGTTTCCCCTGAATCTTCTCAATCGCCCTCTCTAATCCGGGCCGAGTCTTGATATCCCTCACATCCTTGAGCATCTCACCTTGAATCTCTTTGGGGAGTAGGCGCTCGGTGATATCCACAAGTTCAGCGCGAAGTCCGTTCAGCCGAGCCTCACGATCTTTCGCAAACCGCTTGACCTCGTTAATAGCCGCTTTTGCTTTCGCACGCTCTGTTTTGCGTGTGGCGAGCTCCACCTGACGCGCCGTTGTCTGTTGCCGGGACAGAGAGGCCCGTAGAGCCTGCCTGTCTGTAATCGTGGCTCTTTCCTTGGATGGAACTATGCCGAGCCTACGGAGCGTGTCTGTGGGCTTTTCGCTGAGGCGTGGTGAACGCTGCTCGTCTGCGGCGGCTTGCCCCTTGTCGGCCCGCTTCTTTTCAGAGATGTTCAGCTTTGGTTTTACCGACTCATCAGCAGCGGCAGCGGCTTCATCAGCGGCAATACCAACCTCAATCCGCTCAAGGATGAACTGCCAATTAGACCTGTCGTCATCGGTCAGGCGATCTTCGAGGGGTACATCCGAACCTTCCGCCCTGTCCGCTTCATCCTGCTCAAGCAATTCCTCAATTTTGGCAGAGGATTCTCGCTTTTCCTCGATGGACATGCCTTCGATAGCTTCGGTTACATCAACCTCGGTCGTGGTGTCGGCGGCGGTATCTGGCGCAGACTCATTCAGCGCATCAGAGATATTTTGTTCGATGTCTTTGGAGGCGTCAGCGTCACCACCCGAAAACGTGGTGACGGAAGCGCCAACGCCACCGCCAAGACCACCTGCAAGTGTTGACTCAAAAGCACCACGCGGGGTTATGCCGTGATCGAGCCCGGCGACAAGGCGCGTCACGCCCTCCAAAAACATCTGCGAATCTTCTTCGAACATTTCGCCCGCGCCACCGCGAAGCACGCGGTTGGTGAAAGCCCAAAAACCCTTACCTGGAACCTCAGTGAACTGATGGGGCAAGATGCCGCGTTCCAGCACACCTGCGATAATGCCATACGCAACAGCGCCACGACCCGCAACAATCTCGGCTTCCTCTTTCGGAACGCCCTTTTCGATAAGATCGTCGCGCATAGACTTGTACGTGCCACCCATTTCAGAGGCGGTGGTCATTGCGGCAGCAACGGCGAAGCCAAATTGCCTTGCCGCCTGCTGCGACATACCGGGTACGGCGGCAGCTTTTGACATGCCACCACCAATCAGTATCGACATGGCGGTGCTTGTAATAAGTTCGGGCGCTTGGTTCTGCCACCATTCAGGGCTTTCCATCGCCTCTTTTACGGAATCCCACCCTTGGCCTTCAATCACCGAAGCGGGGTCGGGCGCAAGGTGGCGAGACTCACGGATGCTGCTGTACAGATCAGCCCGCTTGTTGGAAGTGTCGCGTATATAGCTAAGGACCGGCTCAACAAAAAGCCGCAAGGCAGAACTGATCCTGTTGATCGGGGTTTCCCGTGGGTCGTCCCGAATCATCCGGGCTATCGCAAGATCGGCCTCACTCCCACCACGACTTACTGCTGATGCTGCGGCTGCTGGCTGTCGGGCCATGCCCTCAATAAAACCAATCGTGCCGCGAGCAACGCCACGCGAGATGCCGCCCATAGCGCCAACCGACTCCTGCTTTCGATACCGACGTATCATGTCCTGCTCGATGGGAAGCGGGGGATCGGTGGGCTTTGGCTCGGCTTCCTGCGCAGACGCCGGCTTTTGGCCAAGAGCTTTTGCAAAAATATCAAGTTCGGTTTGGCTGGTTGTGGCTTGGGTCATCGTATCCAACCGTATTCAGCGAGTATCGGTCTAAGGTATTCTTCAAGCTCTGCCACATCTTCTTCATTGTCAAGGTTTGGCTGTCGGCCATGTCCGCCCAAAGACGAGAACTTCTCTTTCGCAAGTTCCATCATCCCGCTAACAATAGAAGCGTCAACATTCTGCGGTGTTTTGTCACCGTACTCCGGTTGCCAGTAAAGCTGAGCGTTCGGCATACCGTCCGTTTTGGAGATATGCTTTTGAAATTTTCGCTCGATTTCTTCAAACCCGTCATCGCCACGACGTAGGACGTTGTTTGGAGATGCAGTCGCCACATTCCACTCCATCGCAGCGGCAAGGTTTCCGTCGCCGTCGAAGAATGGCACTTGAGTCCTGATACCCTCCCGGTACGAAAGCCAGGGGCGGTCGTCTAATCCATCCCTGACATATTGAGTTAGCCAATTTGGCGCGTCGCTAATCTCCGCAATCGAAGCCTCAAGCCTCGCCACACCAACTTCGTCTGGTGCAGCGGAAGTGCCGACGCCGAACAACTCAGCCCTTGCAGGCACGTTTTGCCCCGTGGCATTTTGTAGGATCAGGAAGTTACCGAGGAACGCGGTGGCGTCACTGGTCGCCTTTGAAATAGCTTCCTCTGTAATCTCTGCGCTTTGGCCAGTTTGATCTATCAACGCCAGCGTAAACCTCGCACCAAACTCTTTCTTTTGCTCGTACAAGAGCATCGTAATGTCTCTGCCGTAGGCGTTCTTTACTGCGGACAAGACGTTGATCGCGTTGCCGCCGTTCAATTTCTCAACGCCGGTCGATAAGAGTGCCGCCGATTTCTCAGAAATTGACGCGGCTTGCGGGGTGACCAGCTTATCGAGAACCGCACTAATCGCTTTCGGGTCTTTCATGTTTCGCGTGAGATAGAAAGCATCCTCTGCGAGTTTTCGGTTTTCATTTTCGCGCAACAGTTGACGCGCCTGATTGTGGTTTTTTTCATCAATCGCGTGCATAACAGACGCGAAGCCTGGGAGGTCCGCGCCGCCCCGCGTCCGGTCGTTTAATTCTCGCATGAGTGCTGGCGATTGGCGAAGCCCCGCCTCGGCGGTATCTGCGGCTACGGACTCAACGCTCTCACCCCTTGCCACACGCATCCTGAAAAACTTATCAAGAACATCGCTCGTAATTGGAATACCGTCGATCGACTCGCCCTTTTGCATACGGGTGTCAAGTTCCATCGCCAGGTCGTCCGACTCCTGCGACCGCTTCACTACCGCTTCGTATGTCTTGCGATGTTTGTTGACTTCGTTGCGAGCGTCAGCCGTGGTAGGCATTGCATCGACGATTGCCTCGAATCGGGGACCGTCGCCGTCTGCCGCAGCGTCCTCAAGTTCGGGAGTAAGCACTTCGATCAGCACTTCGTTTCGTGTTCCGGCATCAGAGAGGATGCGCATTTCTGCGTCGAACATTTGCATCGACTCATTGAAGTCCTCGGCGGCGAACTTCTTGGCAGAGAACACATGGCTCAATCGCTGTCGAAGGTCGTTGGTGGCAGCACCGACCGCGTGTTCAGAGACGGAATCAAGACCCTTCTTAGCCGCGTCCTTCACGCTGCGGATATCATGCCCGCTCAAATACTTCATGCCCTCGTCGCTCGATGCAAGGGCTTCCGCCGATTCATATTGGCCTGTGTCGAATAGAAAATCAATCTTGGCGCGTAGCAGCTTGGGCTTAATGCTTTTTCGCAGATCATCCACCACATCCTTGCCAACCTGCCCCTCAATCAGCGACAGGTGTTCATCGACCATTTTGGCGGCGTCGTCGTATCGCATCGTGTCGTCTTTGCCAAGACGGTCGGCCAACTGCAATCCACTTTCCTTTACCGTGTCGATGCTTTCCTTGACAACTCTGCCTGCCGATTCGCGGCGAATGCCAATCTCACGCCGCTTTGCTTGGTCAGCGAAGCGGTTGATCATTGCGTCCCGCAACTCTCGATCTTCAAGATTGTCCAAACCCTCGATAAATGAGCCGATTTGCTGGCTGTAAACCGAAGATGCCTGCGATGGGTCTGCCTCTTGCGATGCCGCCCACGCAGCGTCGTCCGCTTCGAGGAATTGAAGTTGCAGTTTGGCAGCGGCGTTTGCCTGCTGCGTCTTTTTGATACTGAGCGCAAACCGCTCTCCCGCATTCCCAAGCTGTGCGATACCCTGGCCAAGAGCGACGCCAGCCTGCCCCGTGTTCACATTGGTCTGAATGTCAGCAACGATAGGAACACGACCAGGCGCGTGAGAGGTTGACGATGCAAATGCGGGGATTCTGGCCATTAGTAAAGGCTTCCGTGTTGGGCCTCTGGAACATAAAAGTCTGATGACGTACCCGGCGATTTCTTAAATGCCCCTGCCTGCGCGCTGCCAAGGAGTGAAGTGCCAACACCCGCAGCGCCGCCGATAAGTGAGCCGATGGCTGACGATCTATTGGAGTCGGCCTGATTCTCGAAGTTACGTGACCTGACCGCACCACCGTATCGAACGGCCAGAGCGTCCAGTTCCGCCTCCATCGCCTGATCGCCAAGCACTTCCAGCGGCGTCCCTGTTGCCTGCACACCTGCTGCGCCGTAGGCCGCACGAATCGACCCCATGCGTCGGGCGCGGTCACGACGTAGGCGTTGCTCCTCAGCCCGCGCCGCCGCACTTGCAGCGTCCGCGTTCGACTCGGCTACCTTGGCTTGCTGCTGATAAGCGGAGTAGGAAGCGATGGCGCTAATGCCGGTTCCTGCCGCTGCCGCAATCGCAAATATTGTCACTGGAGCCATATCAAACCCTCGCATACATCTGGTAATCTGTACCGTCAGGGCCGAAGCGACTCATTCGCCCCTCAGCCTTAAATCCCAACATCTTCGCCCACCGATGGCCGGCGTCAAAGTTTTGTTTGACCGTCGTTTCAATCCTGACGATGCCCGCGTTCTCAAGGAAATCAGACACCCGGCGGTGAATCCAAAGCATTTCCGTTCGGCTGACGGGGCATCCCATGAGTAGCCACGCCTCGGCGCGTGTCTGCCAATGGCGAACGATGCCAGAGCAAACGATAATCCTGCCGTCGTGCCTGCCGGTGAAGCAATCGCCGCCGCTTGCCGCCGCCTCCCACACTTTCGGGTCGCTCGGAACCTCCATGTAGGATTGCAACTGAATCTCACCTGCGTCGCTTGGCTCGAATTGTCGAAGGTCAAACTCCGCCAAGGTCAAACTCCCATACGATTGAAAGAACGGTCATTGGTAACGGCTGATCTTGCGTCAAGGTCAACATCACCCCTCGGCTCATTGATGAGTTTGGGGCAACCGTCTTATATCCAGAGAACAACGGCGTTCCAGCGTCCATCGGGTCGTCAGAACTCCTGAACTTAATGATATCGAGTGTTTCTGCCGTGTCACCAATCTTGGCGCCAATGGTTTCAAAGAAACGGATTGACGCCTTGTAGACTCGGCCAATCTTACCGCGTGAATCCATCACCGTTGACTCAGGGTGAATCGGCATTGATTGAAGCGTCGATGTGTAGGGCAAGCCGACCTGCACAGTGGAGTAGGTGTCCTTTAACGTGATACTTCCGCTGCTCACGGTTCGGGCAGGGTGAACCGCACCATCGGCAAGGATTGTCACAGACTCGCCTTCAAGGTGGTCAAGGCCGGTGATCGTGTCCGTCGCGGTACTGTCGTAGGTCAGGGAACTATCAACGAAAATCGCATCGTCAACGTCGGAGGCCACGCCGTCGAAGTCGGACGTGAGGTATTCGACGTATCGAACCGTCGCCCCGTTAATCGTCCGCTTCACGATCATCCACAACTGATCTTCGTTGCCTTCGCGGATCGAAACGATCGACTCTACCGCCGGCTGCGATGCTCCCGTCAAAGTCCCACCGATGACGTGGCGATGCCACCCCACAACCTCTTGCTCTCGCTCGTAGGTCATGCCGAGTAGTTGGCCGTCCGCACGCGCAAGCCACAACACGCTGTTTGGCTCATGCTGATAAGCCGAGTCAACCACGCCTCCGGTAGTGATATGCTCGGAAAGGATGGTCATGTCGGGTGCGATGAACTGATCGGCGTCGAAGCTGAACGCCAGTTCACGCACCACCTGATCCCCGCGTTGGACCATGAGAATTGAGGGGCCGACTTCATGCGACCTGATCGTGTCGCTGACGCCGTAGCTGCTCTGCTTAAACACCGCGAAGTTGGTCGGGCTGATCGGGTCGAAAGCGGCGGTGGACTTACCCACCCACGGGCCACCCTGCGTACCGATCAAAATGCCGCGTGCGTTGCTGCTCAAGGACCGGATGGCGTTCACCTGGTTGGCGCTGATCGTGTACGTGACAGCATCATCGTCGGCCACCGTACCATCCGTCTGCGAGGGCTGGAAGTTGACGAAATCACCCACCACCGAACCCCACAGGGTTTGCGGGTGGTTGTCGCTGCCGCCGAAGTAGAGGCGTTCCTGGTGGAAGCTGCACACCCACGGCCAGCTTGTGGTGTCAGACCATGTTCCAAGTCGCCACTCGGTTTTCCCCGTTGTCCCGCCAAAGTTCTCCGCAATATCAACCACCACCACCGTCGATGAGGTTCGGGACGTGATCTGCGCTGCACCCCACGTCGAGGTGTGCTTAATCCTGATCCATCGGCCAACATCGGTTGTCTTGAACCCATCGCCCCCATTGATGCCCGTCGTGGCTGACGCGGTGATATTCACGCCCGTTCCAGAGGTCGCGGCAGGTGTCAGGGTGGTGGTTGTGAGGTTCACATCGAGGTATGGGCCATCGGTGAAGTCAAACTCCGCCAACTCCCAATCCGTGTCACCGTTCCTGCGAAGTTCACGCGGGGAATAGTCGGGGTGGCAGAGGTAGAGGATATCCGCGCTCTGTGTGTACTTGATTTCGGCGAGTTCGGCGGAAGTCCATGGACTACTGATTTCATAGGGGGCAACCACAGTCCCGCCACTCGAATAAGAGCCGGGGTCGGACGCTACCGCGTATTCGATCGTCGTTGAGGTTACGGCGGTGATAACCTTCGTACCGTTGTAGCCTGACGGGTCAATACTGGCGACTGTGACGGTCGTACCGACGAGCATCGTGTGCGCGGCAGATACAGTCACCGTTGCCGTACCACCGCTCCACGTCGCTCCTGTGACCGTGTGAGACTTTGTGAGTTGCCCGCTGCTGCGGTAGAAGCGAATCGTCTGATCGCCAAACTCAAGAACGTAGGTCTGATCGACAGAATACTCAAAGCCAATCAGCCGTGTGGTGTCGGACGAATCCCTCACTTCGCTGACGTACTTCGTACCCGGACGACGCATTGCCCCGCCATGCTTCTGACAGATGATATTTTCAACCGTCTTGGCCCCGCTTTGAACCTTGGCAATGTCAGTACGACCGAACAGCCGGGGCGATAGTTCGCCAGCGGTGAAGTTCGTTTGTACTTTCGTTGATCGCGTCAAGGTTAAACCTCAGAGATTGCTCGATAGTTCGAGTCTTGGCCATGTCGTGCATCGAGCCACGTGCTGCTTGTGATCTGGTCGATACCTGATTCGCGGGAGTCGGCGTACTGCGCCTCCTGAATCTTCTCGTTGGCCATTTCAGCCATTGCTCTTGCCATTGTCTCACTACCGCCGATGGATTTGGCAATCTCCGACGCGAGTTGAGCCGAAATCGCCTCTGTGAGAAGCGAATCCATAGCAGATACGTCGGTGATTTTGTAGATGTAAATGATCTTCGCCGGGTTCACATTCGTCAGGAACTTGCGCCCCTCGACCTTGTACGGCTCGTCCAACTCTTGAAGTTGCACCACGCGGAGGAAATCAGCAGGGAGTTGGTAAGCGTAGGTGTAGCCGAAAGCAGGTACGTCCGTTCCGGCCAAAACTGCGCCAAGGTCAACCCGCTTCGTAGCGCAGTTCCAAGGGTGGCGGCGGAGAATGGCGTCGCGGACGGAGGCGTAGCGGTGGTTGCACACCCTGGCAGACTTGGTTTCGTCCGTCAAGGAGGCGATTGTGGACTCACCAACCATAATCAAGGCCGCATTTGCAATATCGACTTCACTGGACGCCATGTGCCGCCTCCAATCTTGATAAGAGTATAACGCATGAGGAGCAAAAAAAAGACCCCCGACCATTTAACAGGCCGGGGGTCGAGCAGAAAACAGGAATCTTTCGACCCGCTGGATCAATCGACCGTGTATTCAACGATCATGGTCACATCGCCTGCTGCCGCGGTTGCAGCGACAGTCTCGATCGTGATTGCGATGTCGAGCAAGCCGCCCGGATCGGTGGTGAGAACGGCGTCGCCGTCTTGCCACACCTTGTTAGCGACTTCGTTGATGTTGCGAGCCTCGAACATGAGTTCGACGCCGGCGGTGTTGGCCGACTGCAACGTGGTGATGAGCGACGCATAGCAATCGCGGTCTGCGACCGTACCATCGGGCTTATAGAGGCCCACGTCGGCGACCAACGTCGGCGTGGTGTGTGCGTCGAGGTCGTCGTTAAAGAGCCTGATGCTCTGGATGACGGCGTTCGACGGGACACGAGCCATCACGATGATATCGTCATCGTCAATGTCGCCTGTGCCGAGCGCGATGGTGCTTTTGACCGTTCGGACGCGCCCGCCTTGGACGGAAACAGAGTTCGGTACGGGCGGGTTGGCGACCAAGTTGGTCACTGTGTCTGAGTAAGTGGTTCCCATTGGGGATTGCCTTTCTGAACGGGGTTAATGTGCCTCATACGAGTAAGCGGGGTTCAGTCGAACGGGTCTTACGACTCATCGCAACTGATTTGGACGACGTATTCCTCTTGCAGTCGGACAGCGCCGAACGACATGCAGAGGTAGGCGTACCACGAAAAGCGCTTGTCGGCGCGTTCCGCGACGCGGGCGGTAACATCCATGCCGACGCCCAACTTCACGCCGTTACGATGCCATGCGAGGCATTGACGGGTCGTGCTTGATGCGGGCAGGATGCCGGACGAAATCCGGTGGAAGTTGAAGCCGAGGTATTGGTTGATTTCACCATTGACCAAGGCTTTGACCGTGTTGTAGTCCGAGCTTGTGACTTCGGGGTCTTGCAACAGATCGTGGAGTTGGGTTGCGGTGACCGCGATGTGGCGGTTGCCGTCATCTTCCGGCACTTCATCATCGTCCATGATCGCCTTGGCGCGACGAAGTTTGCCGACCGTGAGGCCGCTGTTCGCAGCCGAGCCGGTTTCAACGTAGTTGATGGCAACCTTGTTGGCCGTGGCGAGGGTGTTGGCCGTTGCCCCGGTGTGGCCGGAGTAGGCCGTGCCATTCATGGCGGTGAGGATGATGCTGTCGAGTGACCGACCGAAAGCCATGCGTGCGTTGGTGACGTAGGGGTTGGTCGGGTCGATGAGGGTGCGAACACGGTCGAGTTTGTCGATCATGTCGCCCCACTCCTTGTCCTGCAACACGCATTTCCTGCGGTCATGCGGCGTACTGACGAGGGGGGAGTCGCCGTGACGGCTCGCAACGTCTTGAACTTCGGTAGCACCGATCTGTTCAAACCATGCGGTATCGCCGGTGACGGATTCTTCCATCACGTAGGGGCGGATTTTGGAACCGCCAGCTTGGAGTTTGAGGTCAACGGCAGATTTGAACTGCTCGACGAAGGCTGTGGTAATTTCAAAAGACACTGTGAGTTTCCTTTCACGAAACAACGGGGGATTCCGTATGCTTCGGAAGGGCTACCCACACAAACGATGTGGACACTTCCTGTCGTTTTACACCCGGTCGGTGACGCCCTTTCGCGTGGTCAGGCAGGCCCGAAGGTTATCCGCCGCCACCACTATAACTGACACTAAATCTCAAAGTCAAGCGCTAGTTTTCAGGATAAGCCTGCTCGTAGAGTGCTTGGCGTCGTTTCACGGCTGCTGCATGGCCGGGGTGGTTGTCTTGGGTGAGCGCCTTTGTGAACTCCGCATCCATGCCGAGATTGGCCAATTCCGCCTGCGCCTCCGCCGGCGACTTGTCGAAACTCTGCTTTTTGCCGCCCCCGATAACCTCATCTTCGGAGATTGCGCGACCGATCTTCGCCATTGCCTTCACGACGGCAGGGTGATTGGAGAGGCCCGCGCCATCAAGAGCCTGTAAAAGCTCATCGCCGCCAAACTCCTTCACCGCTGATTGAGCAAGGGCGATATTCTGGTCGAACGCCTTACCCCATTCTTTACGAAGGGATTGCTCGGCTTCTGTCCGCTGCTGCTCAATCGTGGACGAGATTGATGCTTGACCGTCCGCGATCTGCTGCGCGTAGGCGCGGTAGAGTTTCGCCGCCTGCGTCTTGCTGAGGCCGAGGTCGTGTGCGATTTCGCCGATCTTACCCTTGTCCGCGTCGGCAATTTCCACACCTTCCGGTAGGTTTTCGGTTGGCCACTCGTATTTGTCGGCTGATTCGGGGCGACCGAGTTTGGCGTAGAAGGCGTCGATTTCCTCTTGCGGCGCGTCACGACCGGGGATCACAACCTTGTCGGCACCGACGAGTTTTTGCGCGTGAACATAGCCCTTTGCAAGCCCCTGCACATCCTTGATCGAGGCCAAGGACGGATCGGCTTTCAGGTCATCGGGAAGTGAGTCGCGCCAGTCGGTGGTTTCCGTAGTTGAAACCGTAGATTCCGTGGATTCGCTGGTTTCGGTTGCTTCTGCGGTCGTTGATTCTTCGCTCATTATGTGATTTCCTGTTTTGCGTAGGTGTATCCGTAACTCTCTGCCATGCTCATTATGCCATCTGACAGGCTTTCGTCAATCTTCTTGAGTATTTCCCACGAAACCTCCGGCACGCCTGCCTTGGGCCTTGTGTTGATATTCAGGGGCAACCTGAGGATGCGGGGGCGTGTTCCACGTGGAACATCGAATATGTTGCACAGGTTGTCATACACCGCACTCCCGAACTTCAAGTCCTCGACGCGGTAGGTCCACGACGCTTTGCTCGCCATCAGGTGGTTAAACCTCATGTAGACGGATGCGGCACGATGGACCTTGCGGAGTTCTTCGTTCGGGTGCAGCTTCGGAGCGCCCACCACCGATTCGATTCGACTGAAAATCCCGTTTTTCAGGGTGAGCATGGAACGGATGCAGGCAATGGGTTCGCGGACCTGGTGTAGCCTGCGCGTGAACTTCCCACGATACTTCGGTCTGTCAAGGAACTCGTACCAATTGCACCCGATCATCCCCCGCTCTCCCACCTTCTCATGCCCCACGTCAACACCGAGCGCGTTGAGTAGGTTCGAGGTGTAGGTGGTTCCAGATCGACCGCTGGATAGTATGCAGATCATACAAACTTCCTTGGTAGTGAACGGTATAGCGGATCACCGCCGAGGGACAGATAAACCGTCGCTGTCACAGTGTCGTCGCCGTCATTCCCGTTCGCATCCGTCACGGTGAGGCGGAGGGTGTAATCGCCTACGGTATCAAAGCTGACGGTTGGTGCTTCTACACTGGTGGCGCTGAATGTCACGGTCGCGCCCATCGGCTCACTCACCACTTCCCACAAGTATGTCGTGATCGCCGACCCGCCCTCAAGAACCGTTGGCCTCATTGTGTAGTCGAGGTCGATTATGGTGTCGATGTGGCGTCCGGCATCGACGGTGGGGCCGATAGTAATCGCCGGATTCATCACTGTGAAGGCGAAGCCTACGGGGAGTGGGGAAACGGTTTTATCCACTGAAATACCGGGGGCAACCGGCGTCATGGTGAATGGTAGCGTGGATGGATCGGGCGATTTACCCACACTGACAGATGGTGTCGGAATTGAAATGCCAAGGGCGAGGGGGGATGGGGAAACACCCTTATCCACCGAAACCCCTGGCGAAGCGACAGAAATTGAAAAGGTTGTTGGGCTTGGTGCCACGTTCCCGCCAGAGGTTACTCCCGGCGTGTTCACCGTGAAAGCAAACGCCGCGGGCGACGGCGTTACAGTCTTGTGCGGCGTGGCGGTTGGCGATGCGATGGCGAAGCCGAATGTAACAGGGTCGGTTGAAACAGATTTATCTACTGTGGCGGTTGGGGCCGCAAGAGAAAATCCAAACGGTGTCGCTGTCGGGGTTATTGAATAATCAATCTCGACTGTTGGCGTGGTTGGAGAGAACCCGAACGAAATGGCGGCTGGCGTGACGGTGGTTCCAACGGTAATCGACGGCGATTGTGGGGATATGGAGAATGAAATCCCATTTGGCGATACTGCTTTGTCCACAGATATTGCCGGGCTGACTGGCGTGAAGGCAAAGGCGACAGTTGACGGCTCTGGAGAGAAATACTCGTAATAAACCTTGATTTCCGCGTAATCAATATACACGTCTGTGTTTTGGGTTAGCGGATTTGTTACATAGGTTCTAATACCAAAAAGCGACCCTAGCACATCACTTCCGTCAAACCCGGCATTCCAGTCATCCGTACTACTTCCAAATATCTTGGTTTCTACGGATGTTGACCACGTATCATTTATGGTTTTCAAGTCGCCTTGCGGCGTTCCACCCCCATCCATCACCTGAACCCTGTGGTATAACAAGTTTGCGGCAGAGGCATATCTTTCGATCCGAACCTCAATACCAACAACCACCGCGTTTGATGGTATAGATGGCGAACCAACATTGCGACCGTAAAGCCGTTGTGTCCCTTGTCCGATCGTCGTAAGAGTACCCGCGCTCGAATAATTCCCATCATCACTTTGCGCGTAAGATGGGTTGCTCCACGCCAACCCAGACAACTGCGATGTAAATGTAGCAAACGAAAGCCACCCTGTATCAGGCATTGCCCGCCGCCTTTCGGCTTACGAGCCTTGCAAAATACCTTCGGCGTTCCACGTGATCGTGAGGTCGCCACCGTCAGGGTCGAGGGGGAAGCCGCCGGAGTCAATCCATGCGACAACCGGACTGTCGGTGTCGTCGGTGACGTGAATATAGAGCAGAATCCCCGCGATCTGGCGTGTGCCGTTGCCGAGTGTGGAGAACACCTCATCAGCCGCATCGAGTTCGACACGGTTGTTCGCGGCATCGACATTCAACGCTTCGGAATCGAGTGCTTGACGGGAGTAGCCGCTGCCGTCGAACTCGTCGAGCGTGGTGATATCGTCGATGAACTCTGCGTCCACGTCCGTATCGCCGGTGGTGTTGGTCATCAGCAGCGCAGCCCTCACGTCGAGTGAGGCCCAGTTCGAGAAGTTCACGTTGCTGAGAGATTTGTAGAAAAAGCTGTCTGCCATGATAAGTTCCTTGATTCAGATGGTGCGTCGCATACCGACAGCGCGGAGCGGGTCGCTGCTGCCGCCGGCTGTGGTTTTTACAATGTGGGTGGAGTAGGGGGCGGGAACGGTGAAGCCGAAGGGCAGGGGGGATGGGGTGGCTTCGGAGGCGGGGGTTGCCTCATCCATTGGCGGATCACTCGGCGCATCTCCGATAGTGCCGACCTCTGTTGCGGTTCCGCTTCCAATTGCCGCCGCGTGTGGGCCTGCACCGGAGAGATCGTCAAAGTATTGTGTGGGGGAGTAGCCACCGATGTTCGCCCCCGCCGCCATCGCGTCCATGTTTGCTTCTGAAACTTCGGAGTTCCAAAATGCAAAAGGGCCGACGTAGCTGGCTGGGTTGTTGTCGTAGGTGGTCGCGCCTACTCGGACTTCTGTAATGCTATCGAGGTCTGCGGTGAGGCTGAACGACTCCATGTCGGCTCCTCGCCACATCTTGAGGTTTCCCGCTCCGTCAACGGTGACGCCCACAAAGGCCCACGCCGATGCTGATAGCGCTCCGCCGGTGTGATCGTGGGCCTCGGAGTAGCTAATCCAGAATCGGTAGTGGCCCGATTTACTTTCAAGGATTAGGTCAGTCGCCCCCGAAACCTTAGCCATATTGAGGAAGACGGCGCTAGAGCCTGGATAAAACCAACCAGCAAATGAGAAGTTCCTGAGAGAAGTTGGGACGATCGATGATATATCAAAGCCGTCCTGCCCCGCATTGTTGGCTGAAACGCCTGAAACTGTTGTCATGACCAGCCCTCCAGCCTAATAAAACAGCATCAATCTATAAGCGATTGAAAAACTGATGCCTTTAATAATTCCGAAGCAATAAAACCATGCTGACCGGCGGTGGGATGAGATTCAATCCCATACAGCGCTACGGAATCCAGCAGGTCCACCGATTCAAGAGAACACCGATCTGATTCATCCAAAACCAGTCGCGCACCGACTCGCTCGCCCCTTCGTGGCAATGCCACGACAAGGATGCTGGTCTTACTCCGCAAGTGAGATAGCCGATGAACTAGCAAGCGGCCAACGTTAAACGCCACCCGCTCGTCGTCATGTTCGACCTTAGTGCGATGCTCCCCGTAGACACGCCTCCGAAGCGAAGGCGTGAACTCTGACAGATACACGATCAAGTGGCTGTACCCAAAAACCTTGGACACAAAACCCGACTGGCCTATGCTCGGAACGGGGTTGTACTCATGTTTCAGGATGCCGTCTTTGACCGAAAACCACGGCTTGCAACCTTGGAACGATGAGTATTGGCAACGCAGCACGTCGGCGGAGATAATCGCAACGACGAGTATGTCCGGTTGTAGTTGCTCAACCCTGCGTTCGGCTTCCAAGACAATCTGGTCGAAGCCGAAATTAACCACGCCCGCGTTATAGACAGGCAGCGAAAGTTCCCGCTCCAGCGAGGCTGAAAATGTGTCTGCGTCGGCAACCTCATCGCCGAACGTGAACGAATCGCCCACGCAAAGGATCGCCGGGCCGTTCGGTCGTGGCTGTCCATTGGATCGAAACCCCTGGCCGTCGATGTTGTAGGTGACACCGAACCTGTCGTCATATTTCGACGAGCCGGGACTGTTGACCCATCCAGTCAGGCTGTCGTAGCGTGTTGGGCAACCTGCACCCTCAACGGACAGCAGCGTTGCCGACATGACGTGTTGCGTTGAAAACAACCGCCCACGCATCAGCCGCGCCGTTACCTCACCAGTAATCAGTAAAACAAACAGAGACAGCACAACCGCCACGCACGCAAAGGCGACTTTCTTACGAAGCGAAATTGTCCTCGTGTGACCCCTCACACGCGACGCATCGCTCAAGTTGTAAGATTCAATCGTGGTCATGCTCAGATAAACTTCGCTTGGAGTTTGGCGGTGGTGGCGTCACCCGTACCCGCAAGGGCCGTCTTAACGCCGAAAATAAACTCGCTGCAACCGTCAGTATCGAAGGTGTGAACCTTCGGGTCGGGTGCGGTGAACTTGTCCGTACCGTCAGTCAGGTCGGTGGATGCGGTGGTCATCGTTGCTGTTAACGCGGGTGTGGTTTCCTTCGTGTGAAGGGGCATCCACATTTCGTCAGAGTTGTGGCGGCCAAACACCTGAATCACCGCATCGGTAATCGAGGTCAGGCCGTCATCGTACTGCATCCGAACGCGAATCAAAGTGCCTTCGTCCGACGCCTGCACCAGCTTTCGCGTAGACGCGGTGATCTGCGTGGTGGGGTTGGTGATATTGTTTCCAGAGTTGTCCGCATCGTCCATGCCTGCGGCGTCAATCACATCAACCCACTGACCTCGAATACCTGCGGGGTAGACCGTGGCGCGGGAGGCTGTGGAGTCCATGTAATCCTGAATGTCAACCGTTGTTCCAAGTGCCATCGTTATATCCCTTGCTGATTATCTTGCTGTTGTAGGTTTGACCTGTGCCTCTGCAACCATGCGACGCTCACATCCTCGTTGGTCATCTCAATGATACCCATGAGGACCGATCTTCGGCCATCATTAAATGCCATCGCGCTTGGATTCACGTCGAGCGTCGGCTCGAACATGCAGCATCGCCTCATCAGGTCATTCAAGACCCGTGTACCGGCATCACCGCTGAAAACCTCGGCGTAGTCGCTACGCAGTCTCTTGTCAGCTTCGATATGATCGTTGGTCTTATCCACCTCTCACATCCCTTAATCCGGCGGCGGCGTTGCGTGCCGCCTCTGATCCGGTCTTGGCAATTTTAGCCTGTTGTGCCGCCTCTAACATTTCATCCTGCTGCTGACGCATGGACTTCACTTCGCGTTCCGTCCTGAGCATCAGCGGATTCACATTCAACTGTGCCGCCAGCGTCCTGATCGCCACGTCCGAGTCGATATTTGCCATCGCCGCCGGGTCAATCGTGAGAAGCGGCGTAGCCGAGTTCATCAGTTGCAGGAATGACGTGGATTCACTTGCGCGTTGGGAAAGTGCCAGAGGAGAGGTGTACTGCACATCCAATTTTCGTCCCTGAATCCCCTCTGGCGCATCCAATAGCATTCCCTGATCCTTCAAAAAGCGGAACGCCCGCGAAATAAGCGGCGTCAACCACTCGCTGTAAAGCCTCGATAGCACCGGCGACATGATCTGCAACTTCTGCCGCACCCGCTCCATTACCTCGGTCGCGGTCATGCGGTCGAGTTCGGGCAGGTTAATCAGGTCCATGTAGTAATGCTCATGGATCAAGCTGCGCTGCATTCCAAGCAAATCAACGCCAAGGCGTGGATCGCCGAGTTCAAGCGGTGTAATCGCCCTGCCCTGCATATTATGCCGCACATAGATCATGGAGTTGGGGGCGGTGCGTACCGGACCTTCAATCGCATTGGCCGTCACGGTCAACGGCGGTGATACCGCCTTCTCTGCCGCCTCAATCGTGGTCTTGGCCATTGCGTTAAGCATGGCGATATCAGACAGGGCTGACATGGACACGCTTCGTCCATAAGTCTCGCCCGAATCCCTCGACCACCGCGGCGTAAGGTATGGGAACTCATCGAACCCGCTTTCGCTGATGATATGCTTCTCGCCCACTTCAACGTAAATCGAGCCGACGGGCTTGTTCTTCCCATCTCGTCGCATGGGGTCTGCGTCATCGCGGTAGAAAACGTAGTGGATAATCTCAACTTGCGTCTCTGACTTCTTGATATCTTCTGCCAACTCCCGAACCTTAGCGCTCGGCCCGGGGTCGCGGTTGCCAAACATCGAAACCACTTCCGACGCGGGGGCAGAGTAGCCACGGAAAGACGCCACCACTTCACCGTCGTCATCGCTGACCAGATACATTTCGCTGATCGGGCGGGATGTGAAGCGGATCGAGCCATCGCGTTTATGAACCTGCTGGATACCCGTTCCAAACGCCACAAGGTCGAGAAGAATCTCGAAACTCGAAGTTCCGAACCCGCTCGAAGGGTCGTTGAACAGGTTTAAGAGCCGGCGGGTGGTGTCATCCAGCCAAATGCGTACATCACGCTCACGATTCAAAGCCTCATCCGGCACAGTCAGGTCAAACCACCTGATCGCGGGGTTGGTCAGGAGTGAGTGGAGTGCTGACGCGAACTTGATACAGTCGCGTGGTGCTGTGGCGTCGTAGATTTTTGTGCGACGCTTGCCGCCAGGTGTCTGATTGGAGGTGGTGAACTGGCGCGAAGGCAGAACAAGGTCGGCGACCTCTTGCCAATGTGACTCCCAAGTGCCGCGTTCGCCCTTGGAAGATTCGTACCGCTTGATGATTTGTTCTGCATCCAACGGCATCACCCGCCAAGAAGGGTTTTTCGTTTCACATTCTCGTCACCGAGGTCGCTGGACAGAGAGCCGCCGAGGATGGTGCTGCTGCGCCCCTTCGCACCTGCGGCGCGACGACGTTCGGCGGCTTCCGCTGCCGCGACTTCATCTGCCGATCGGGTTGGGGGTGGGGGTGCTTTTGATCCGCCACCGCCGCCAAAGAGTCCGCCCATGACTTATCTCCGTAAGAAGTTTCCGAGTGCATCATAAGGCTCTTGCTCCACACCAGCAAACCTTTTCATGCTTTGATGGCTCGATTGGCTGATTGCGTGCCTTACCATCATCACCGCGTAGTTGGTCGCAGCCATGATATCGTCACGCTCTCGGACGATCACGCCACGGTCGTTTCGGTGGTACATGCGCTTCTCCTCAAACCACTCGTTGAGGGTGCGAAAGACTTTAAATCGTCCAGTTCGCATACGCTCAAGTATGTCATTCACCACTGGCTCGTTGGGTTGGCCACCGCCTTTCTCATCGTCGTACCTGGCGGAGAACGGCAAAATGTCCACACCCGACTCACGATACTGCTCTGCCAACTGCACTCCGCTACCCTTATCGCGGTTCATGCCGTCGTGGGGCCATGCAACGGGAATCCAATCACCTCTCCGACGGATTGCCGCGGCGTGATATGGAACCGCCTCATTCGCCTGTTTATAGGCGTCGTAGACGTAAATCGTGTCTGTATCCGCGTCGTGGGCGATCCAAACCGCCGCCGCAGGGTGGTTGATGCCAAAGTCAATGCCGCAGATACGCCGCCAGTAGTTCGGAATCTCAAGCGGATCGCAGATAATCTCCTCATCCTGCACCGGATACACCGCACCCACACCCAACATCGGTTGACCACTCTTGCGCGTCGCCCGTTCGTACTCTGGATATGCTGCAAGCAACTGCTCCTGGGCCTTCACATCGAGGTGGGGGCAGTCATCCCACGACGCATTGACGAGGTAGATACCATCCCCACCGCCCAAAACCTTGATAACCACCTCGCCCATACCCATCAGAGGCGTGAAGGTGAGGATTGTGCTGCCCTGTTTGTCCAGTGTGCGGGTGATCGCTTCGGAGAAAATGTCAGCCGGAGGTTCCTCGTCGAGCCAAATCAGGTCTTTGGCCGTACCCTGCCAACGCCGCCGACCCTGCTCATACGTCTTAAACTGGCATTCCGACCACCCACCAGACACATGACGCACCCTCACAAGGTCGGCCACGTCGGGAATACCGGCCTGACGGTACTGCACACCCTTCACATCTACCGCGTCGGCGGGAATCCAGCCGGTCCCGATCTGCCCTACGGGGCCGAGAAGGGCTTTTTGCACAATATCGCGGGACGCTTCGTTCGTTTCCGAACCAACCCAACACTCGATCGCACGATCAAACCGCTTCCCCCTCCACCAGTCGGGGTATCTGCCGGTGAGGTGAACGCCGACCTCTGCTGCTCCTGTTCGCGTCTTTCCAGACCTGTTGCCTGCCATGATGCAGCGGAGGTAGTTGTCAGCGCCGGCAGCGTGAAAACGCTCCTGCCAAATGTACGGCCCACCGTCATGCCCGCTCTCCGCCGTACCCGCGTACATGGAACCGATCTGATCCCTGCTCTCCGCTTCCAGCAAAGCCTCAAGTTCGCGCAGTAATTCTTCTTCGACCTCTGTTGTGACTTCCGCTTCGCTCATGCCCGCAGTATACTAAGACCGTGACGAAACACACACACATATCAGAAATAGCCACCTAACACGGCACTCACGTCGCCGTCGTCGTGGCCTGCGGGCAAAGACGGTTTCCATGCTGGAAGGAACTGTATTCCCGCACACGCACTACGCCGCGAAGCACCTGCGCCCGCACAACCGGGATAGCACCAAGCATAAGACGTAGAGCAAGCGGAACATCCGCCTGAGCCGGCGACGACACACTACTCAGGATAATCCGGAACCGCACCCAGGGTGAAACGTGAGGCTGGGTAAACACCTCACACGGTATAATTACCGTACCCCCGCGAAGGGGTCGGTATATCCACTCCCAATCCCTTACCCCTTAGCGCACAGCGCAGAACAGGAAACACACATGAACCGCGAACTCTACAAAATCATCACCGCCACAAATACAAACCGCCTCGAAGAAGAAGTTACCACACTCCTCGACCAAGGGTGGGAACCACACGGCAACTTCACCCACGCCAACGGACGCTTCTACCAAGCACTCGTCAAACCAAAAAAACAAAGCGCAGGCAAAGCGTTGACACCAAAGACCGACAAAGTAAAATAACCAGTCCAGTCACGCCATCTTCGGCACAGCCACCTCACGACATCAAAATCGTGGGGTGGTTTTTTTGTGGGACTCCAACATGGGACTCCAAATAACCCATCCGACCCCTGTTGTCTAATTCGATAAATTGATTTTCGGGCGAGATGTGGGAGGGGGAATAACACACACACACCCTCACGCCCCTTGGGGGGGTGCCACCCCTCAATCCACGATATGTACACCATCATCATCGTCACCGCTGCTATCTATATTAGTAGCAGGTCGTGCGTTGATATCGTTGTCGGTATCGTCGCTGGAAGGCGACACACTAGACACAACACGTTTCAGCATGTTGCGCTTGTCGCCTTCCGGCAAGCGGTCCATAATCGACGTGATGGATTGGGGTGAATCGACAAGACGAGCGAGCACAGCGGCGCGCAGTTCGGCAAGTGAGCGGTTAGGGCCATCGTCGATTTCGATTTTTTGTTCAACCTTCCCCATTGTCCTATCGAGCACAAGGCGAGCAGCCTCAACGTCGCCAGCCTCGGCCTTAACGATCAATGCGGTAATGATGCGTCGCACGTCGTCGCCGTCAATTGCGTCATACATGGCGGCCTTGAGCGTGCTCACCTTAGCGATATGCATGTTGCCCTTTGGATTACAAATAGAGCCAGGTAGAAGCCTCCCCTTCTCATCCCTTCGCACAAGGCTATCACCAGTAGCCTCTACCTTTTTTCTTTTAACCTTTGTTTTCCGCTTGTATTTACGCTTCGCCATACGTGCAATTTACACCCACTATCAAAAAAAAACAAAAAAACATCTAAACACCCCTTGACACTGTTGCCGATAAAGATATCATTAGGGCATGTAATCGACGTGATTGCTGAACAATTCACCGTCATTTGAAGGGTAATACAATGAAAAACAAGCCGTACCGAACTACGCAAGATATCGCCAATGACTACGCTGGCCATATTTGCACAATTAACGGTGAGCCGGGCAAAGTGACCGGCCGCCTTAACCGCTTTGCTACGGTTGGATCATTCTGCGGAACATATCAAGCCGAATTTGCATGGTCCACCGTTGAGCGCATTATGCGAGACGGTTATGGCGAATTTGAAGTCTAATCACAGTTAATATCCACCACTATTTGAAGGGTAAAAACAATGTCATTCATGCAACAACAGATTGAGCAGGGGTTCGCATACGTTATCGAAACAGATTATTGGGGATCGTTTGTCGTGCCTTCCGACGTTTGCGGAGTCATTGACGGTCTTGAGGCCGTTGGCGATTACATGGACGATGATGAAGTAACCAATGAGTTTATTCACGCATGCAACACCTTGCGTGATTATGTCGATGGCAAGATTGTGTCGATCGAGCTTGCCGAGGGTTACTTGGCGCGCATGTCCGCTCCCGGTTACACGGATTGTACAGACTGGAGTTTGTATGAGACTGAGGCAGAAGCGCGAGACGCGCTCACCGATATGTATGGCGACTATGGCGACGATGAATAACACCTATCGCACGGCGCGCCTTAACAGGTTCGCCATGCCTTTACTGTCCGCCTCACCACCACTTTTTGAAGGGTAATACAAATGCGAAACGAACACCCAAACGACGTGTTTATTAACTGGACAAGCGAAGAAAGCATTAAGAAAGCTGAGCGCAAAAAACAGCACCTTGAAAACCTTGGCCTTGTTCCGATCAAAACCGTCTCGTGGTCCGATGGTGCTGTCATAACCTACGCCAAGCCCAAAACCGTCTAATCACTGATTCGCAACCATCAATTGAAGGGTAATCAAATGTCTTACGAACACGATCAATTCACCGCGCACGGCCTCACCGTCAAGATTATGTCCGATGATGATCCAATGAACCCGCGAGACTGGGACAACGCCGGCGTTATGGTTTGCTGGCACAATCGGTATGACCTGGGCGATAAGCACAACCATGCCGACCCCGACGCCTTGTTCGCCGACCTGTTCACCGATGCGGCAGAATCTATGACCGATGAGGCCATCCGCGCCATTGCCATTGAAGCGATACGCGCAGACTATGGCCGAGACGATTACGCCGATTACTACCGATATTGGCGCGACAATGGCGGAGACAAGCGCGATATGCTGCAAGATTACATATCAGACGCGCTCAACAACGGCGTCAAACTGTCCATCATTGATGCGCTCGAATCTGCCGGTTACGTCATTCTCCCGCTTTATCTTTATGACCATAGCGGTATCAGCATGAGCGTAGGCGCGTTTTCCTGCCCCTGGGATAGCGGGCAGGTCGGCTACATTTACTTAACACCGCAGACAATCGCCGACGAATGGCAAGGCGATCGGGACAAGGCCGAAAGATACCTGCGCGGTGAAGTTGAAACCTACGATCAATACCTAACCGGCGACGTTTACGGGTTCATCATCGAGGATGATGAAGGCGATACGCTCGAATCATGTTGGGGATTCTACGGCGAGGATGATTGCAAGGCCGAGGCTATCGCAATGGCTGAACATTGCGCCCAGTCCGTAGGTTTGCAGCATGGTGCAGGCATTTAACACCTTCGCGCCTCATGCCTCACCGGGCATGACGCGCCTTTACAAGCGCCATTGTGGCGCGATTCGCAACGCATCATTGAAGGGTAATCAAATGTATGGAAATAAAACACTATCGAGCTATATCGAATGCGCCTTATGGTCATCATCCGATGACGACGGCGAACCACTCGACAAAAAACATAGCGCAGCCGACATATCGCCGGAAGCCGTCGCGTCGATGGAGGCCGATATTGAATGGTTCGAGAATGCAGCCGGCGACCTGCTCGACGGTATCGACCTTGCCCAAATCGGTCACGATATTTGGCTTACGCGCAACGGCCACGGCGTAGGCTTCTGGGATCGTGGACTTGGAGAGATTGGCGATAAACTTACCGAGATTTGCCAAAATATGGGCAAATCAAGCCTGTATATCGGCGACGATGGGCTGGTTTACGTCGCATAACACCACTTGACAACGTTTCCGATTATGGTAACATGGTATCGGATTGACTGGACAACTCACCATCATTGAAGGGTAAAGCAATGACAACTATCGAGATTCAGCAAGAGGCATTGAGCCGCGCTCGCGGCAACCTGTCAACGTCAAACTATGCCGCGATAATCGCGGGATTCATGGACAAGGGTATCGCGCCGGACGATATCACACCCCGCGTCAACGTGTTGACGTTTCACGCATGGAAGGCGATTGGCCGCGTCGTGAAGAAGGGCGAGAAGGGCATAAAGGTTACAACGTGGATACCTATCAACGAGAAGCGCGACGCGGCCGGCAAGGTGACGCGCAAAGGCGGCGCGCGACCACGTACCGCTACCGTGTTTCATATATCGCAAACCAAACCTATCGACTGACACTTTCCCCGCGCGCCTCAACAGGCTTGCGGGGACTTTCACGCGGCAACGTGCCGCAGTTTAATCACGCTCAGATTGAAGGGTAATCAGATGGGCAAGGATGAAACCATGAAACCGGACGAAACAGACCTATGCAACGAAGGCTATAGCGCGACGTACTGCCCAGAGGACAATAAAATCCGGCTTTATACGGATCGAGTCGAGCGCAGCACGTTTCTTTGGCTTCGCGCCATCGGCTACAAAGCCACACCAAAGCAATCGTGCAGCTTTGTAGCTACGTGGTCGCCTCGCGCTGAAGATGCCGCATTTATGATGATCGCAGACGGCGACGACATCGGCGACGAAGACGAAACGCCAGAGGATCGCGCAGCCGATCGCGCCGAACGCTTCGCCATGTACCGCGAGAAACGACGCGCAGAGGCTCACGGCTTCGCCGACACCTACGAAGCCAGCCCGGACGCCTACGGCCACCAGAACGCAGCCAAGGCCGAACGCGCAGCAGCGAGACGCGACCGCATCGGCGGCAAGGCTTGCAGCCAATGGGCCAAGGCCGAGTATTGGCAATACCGCACCGCCGGCGTGATCAGCCACGCACTGCACAAATCAGACGCCAGAACTCGACGCCTTCGCATTTTGAGGCTTGAGGCCGATCAGAGGCGATGGGGCAAGCATTCGCCGCGATGGGATGCGCATTTTAACTTGCGCCTCGAATATGAGCGTGCCATGCTCGCCAACGAAGGCGGGAGCGCTGGCGATGTCGAAATGAAGCCAGGCGGGAAGCTGGGGAGCCACCTGATTACCAAAGTAAACAAATCCAACGCGACAGGCGCGGTTGTTTCCGTCAATGTTCACGCGCCAAAGCAAGAGGGCGAAGGGTGGGATTATCGACGCCGCGGCAATACCCTGCTTATCAACGTGCAGCGGTTCGGTGAAAGCGTTTACACACCGCCCACCCCGGAATCGCTCGCAGAATTGGCCGAGATTACAAAGGCGAGCAAGGCGAAAACCAAAGCCCGCAACGCCAAATCGCCCAAACTCATTAACCCCACCGATGAGGACGCCGAGCGCATCCAGGCGGCATGGAACACTAAACCGTCATGGATGAGCCAAGACAAGCCCGGCGAAGTGTTCCGCATGACTCAAGCCCAGTACAGCGCCTTGAGCAAAGGCACGTATTCGCCCGCTAAGCCCGTTTATATCGACGAAACCGGCAAGCCCACCCATCGCAAGTATTGCGGCAACACGCCCGACGGCGCAGCGTGCAAGGTTCGTCGGATTTATCACAATGACTGCTATCGCGTCATCGTCATCACCGACAAGCCGCAGAAGCCGCTACCCGCAGCATCGCCAGCGGAACAAGCCGAGGCGGTGAAGGTATGAATACTGGCAAACTGCGATTATTACACCTCCGCGACCAAAACGACGCCGCAGGTGAAGCGATGAGCCGGGAGCGTGATAGGTTCGCCCGGATCGCCGGGGAAGAACCGACCCGCGCGATATCCAGCTTTAACCTGTTTCAGACGCCCGAAGATATCGCCGCAGACATGGCCGCCACGCTTGCCGGGTTAATCCCGGCAGGCGGGCGCGTCCTCGAACCGTCGGCCGGGCTTGGCAGGCTTTGCAGGTCCGCACGTCGTCACGGCTTAGGGCCGATTGTTATGGTCGAATCATCGCCAGAGTGTTGCGCCGAACTCTACCGCCAGAGCGAGCAAACCGGCGATAGGCTCGTACAGGCCGATTTTCTGGCCTGTGACGCGGGAAGGCTTGGCGGCTTATTCGACGGCGTGATTATGAATCCACCGTTTAAGCAAGGCCGCGATATTAAGCACATTCGCCACGCCTTCGCCATGCTCAAGCCTGGCGGGGTGTTGATTTCGCTGTGCTTTAATGGCGTGAGGCAGAATAAACACCTTCGCCCGATCGTCGATACATGGCAGGAATTGCCCGCCGGATCGTTTAAGGCCGAGGGTACGGCTGCTGGCGTCGCGTTGTTGACTTGGACAAAATAACCCACACCAACCCCCCCATAGAAAGCAGGATAAACACATGAGCAATTCAAAACACACGCCCGGACCATGGGAGTATCAGCCCCTGGCAGGCAATCACGACCACGCCATATACAGCGAGCCAGACGGCGTAGACTTGGCGCTCGTCCGAAACAATCACACAGCCAACGCCCGCCTAATCGCAGCCGCGCCAGAAATGTACGACACCGCCGAGCATATCCACCTGGATATAAACGGCCTACACGCCACGATGCGCGCAACGTCGGCAGAGTACCGCGCCAGCGAATTGTGCCGCGCCATGGACAAACTCATCGCCCGCAACGCGGCGACTATCCACAAGATCGACAAACCTTAACCCTTCCCCGCCTTCGCTCGAAAGGGCGCGGGCGGGTTTACCGCCTCACGCGAGGCAACGCGCACAAAAAAACCCCACGACTCTCGCCGCAGGGTCACAATCAACGCTCACGCGCTGGTTGAAGGGTAATGCGAGCATCATACCAGAAAGAAAGCAGAGAACACAATGAGGAAGTTCACACAAGAGATGGCAGATCGCGCCCGATGCCTATGCTTCGAGGCTCAGTTCGAGGCGATAGGTCGGGTTCGCGCCCTATATGACTTAGAGGCAGAAATGGCGCGTCAGATCGCTTACGAGAAGGGTCTAGATATCAATGAAAATGTTTTGGTTGACTTTGCCGATGGGAAGGAACTGTGCGTATACGAGGGGATAAGAGAAAATACGCTGGATTATTTCCTCATCAAAAAGACCCCCGACCAGCCCAAAATCATACTTCGCCACCACACCAAACGCGGGAAGCCCTGTAAACACCCAAACTACTACGACTTTTTCGACTACATCGACTTCATCAGCCCCAACAAGGAAGATTAACCCATGCAAACACCCAAAGAACCAACCAACCTCAGACAATTTGTAGCCGCCCGCATGGACGCGACAGGAACAAGTCAGCGCGAGCTTGCGCGACGGAGCAATATCGGCCACGACAAAATCAGCCTGTGGCTGCGCGGGAAGTGCGATCTGTACGGGGATCGCATTCACCGCATCCTCGACGCGCTCGGCCCGCCTCGAATGACCTGGCCAAAGCGGTTGCCGAGGGTGCAGCCGGCGGAAGAAAACAAGGAAACCCCAACGAAAGGATAGTGTTATGACTGAGCAGAAAACAGACGGGTTCGACGTGGATAGGTGCGTGGATGAGGACGGGGGGTTGTGTGAAGTGCAATACGGCGGCTCACCGTCGGTGTGGAAGGAGGCTATTTACATCGGCAAAGACCAAAGCAGGGGCGGGCATGTGTTCCGATACGACATGCAAGGCGGCTATGGATACCGCTCGCCCGGCCACATCCGCAACATCCAGCCGAAGCCGCGCACGGAAATGGTTTACATCATCGAGCATACGGACGGCATGAGGTCCGTTGCTTTGTGCGATTGGGTTCCGCGCGATAGAGAGTCACGGGAAGTCGGTCGCGTCACCATCAACCTCGACACCTTCGAGCAGGTAGAGCCGGATGTTATGACGGTTGATGAGTTACGCACCGAGCATCTTATCTACATCGAACTTGATGGTGGACGGTGGAGGATATGCCAGTGCATCCCCATCGCTGTGTGGGATGGTGTCAAGATGAACCCAAGCCACGACAGCTCCAGATACTTCGACACCCACCGCGCCGCCCAAATCGAGGCAACCCGCATCGTAAGGGAGGGTAAGCACAATGCCTGACCTGTGGTGGGTGTTCATTGCGTCATCCTGCGGCGCGTTCATCGGTATCAAAATTGAAAGAGCGTCATCCGCGTGGTGGCGCAAGCGAAAGGAATCTTCCAATGCCTGACCTTAAACCAGTAGAGCAGATGGACGCGGAAGAACTGCGCGTTGAAATTGCGGAGCGGCGCGGGCTTTCGTGTGCAACGTACATGGCCGACGGCCAGATACTTGTCGTCGGTTGCCCCGACTGGCCGCGCGACCTGAACGCGGCGTGGGGTGACCTCGTTGAAGAAATGCACGAACACGACGTGCTTGCCGCAATGATGGATGTGCAGCAGATCATGGAAGAATACTTCACCGACGACACGCCGACGCCGCTGTCAATTCGCATTTGTCAAAAATGGCTCACGTGGAAGCGTGGGGAAGAATCAGGCAAGTAAGGGGCTTGACAGTGGCGAGCGCGGTCGGGTAATATCCGGCCATGCCTGTCCAGCATACAACTTGCCCCGGAACGAACCGCTCTGACGCGCTGGACAGGCTGCATCAGGGCGGTTTTTTTGCGCGTCGGCCCACCCCTGCGGGGACCATGCTTACGTCGCAGTAGTCAGTTAGACAGACGGAACACGCCTGAGACTTGCCAACGCAACCCTGCGGCAAGCCGTGAGCAATCACGAGGGGGAGCAGCACCCCACCCTGCCGTCGCAAAAGGTCGAAAGGTGCTGGTCTAAAGCCGACGCTGTGACGATCTCACGCTGTCGCAACAGACCCCCCGAAATGGGGTCTTTGCGCCTCAACTGCTCTGATCTACGCTGTGCTGGCGCAGCAAAACAAACATGCGCATCCCCGCATAACCCTTCGCAAGTATGCGCGACAGTCAACCAAAACGAGCCAATATGAACCAAAGCCAACCAAAACGAACCAAGTAATATATTTTTCCCCTTTTTCTCACAATTCCCAACAATCACGCTTGACACCGCAGAACATAGCACTATACTGGTTGACATGGCAGACAAACAACAAACAAAATGGTTGTCGGTTGACCAAACCGCAAAACTGCTTGGAGTTTCGCGTGACACGATCATGCGCCGACTCCACACAAACGAAATCCCGCACATCCGGCTTGGCCGCTTGTACCGCATCCACCCCGGTGCGATCAGGGATATGGAAGTTGGGAACGTAAAAGACGGGGAGTGAATCGCAATGGATAGTGTGACTGGAACCCACATTAAATCTGCCACGGAATCGGGCGACCTCGGCGCGTCGGTGAGTTGCGACACTACCGCGCTTTCTATTAACCCCTCTACGGAAGGAATCCCATGCTCGTACTTGAGCGACACGTCGGCGAATCGGTAATCCTGCGACGGGCAGATACCGGGGAACTGATCGGCAAGGTAGTGCTGTCAGAGGTTCGGACAATGAACAAGGCGTCCATCGGCTTTGACCTCCCGCGCAACGTCAGGATCGACCGGGAAGAAGTTGACGCTGTGAAGGGTGGTGCAAAATGAACCGCATCACCAAAACCTTCGACATAGGCATCAGCCACCCCCTATCCGGCGGCGTCGGCGCATACATCACCGCCGACGTTACCTATCGACCGCCCACGTACGTCCGCAAGTACGGCGAGAGGATCGACGGCCAGGTGCTTGACTTCACAGCCCACGCCTACCTCCGCTGCCCCGTACTGAATGACGATGAGGTGGATTGCTACCTCATGCTCCCGTCGATTGACCAGCAGGCGGTCGATGCGTTTGTGCAGGGTTTCATGGAAATTGAACTGGATGACATGCTTGCGGTTGACCCGCAAACGGAATCAGAGGATCAACGCGCAGACTTGGCGCTTCACGAAGGGTAATAACATGAACTTGAAACAAGCACAAAGAATCGTTGACGATCCAAACGCGCCGGAGTGGGATGAGATTGCGGGAGGTGGCCTGTGACGCAGTACGTGATGATTCAAAACCGTGGCGAGATTCCCCTTCGCGGGGTGCGCCTGCTCGGCATGTCGAACAAATCCGATGAACAAATCGGACAGTTTGGAACAGGCTTGAAAGAGGCTATCGCGTTACTCGCGCGCCGAGGTGTCGCACTAACCATCTATTCCGGCGAAACACCTATTTCGTTCGAGGCGCAGGACGTGGACGGCGAACGCGAAATCATGTTCCGCGTCGGTGATGGCGACTGGCAGGCGATGAACCTGCACGTCAACTTCGGCCAGAGGGACTGGACTGAACCGTGGCAGGCGCTGCGTGAGATTACCTGCAACGCCATCGACGAGGGTATCGACGATCTTCACCATGAAGTGACAAGCGACGTGCATGGTGTGGCTGGCGCGACGCGGGTTTATGTCGAAGCCGACTTTGACATTCTCGAAAGCTATTCGCAGTTACCGAAGCGACTGATGATGCTGTCGAACCGCGAACCGTTATGGCGCGACAGCTACCACGGCGACATCTACGCGAAGAACGGTAACCCGTCATGCCAGATTTTTCACCGTGGCGTGTGGGTTCAGGAAAGCGAAGAACCGTCGCTGTTTGACTACGAAATGCGGAAACTCAGCCTCAATGAAAGCCGGTCGTGTTCGTGGTATGAGGTGCATTCTGAAATGGCGATACTGGTCGCGATCGCACCATCCAGCGTCATTGCCCGCTTGCTCATCGCGTCACAGCAGCCTGAGTTTGAGTCGCTATTCGAGGGCAAGCACTTCAACCCATCGACGGCGGCGGCATTGGCAAAGTCGTACTCAAAAGCCAGTGATTGGCAAGAGGCATGGGATAAGGCGTTCGGCGATGGTGCTGTCGCCTGCTACCCGACACACCACCTGTACGAAAAGTTGATTAAGCGCGGCTATGCGCCCAAGCCGTTTCCCTCTACGTGGTTCAAATTGTTTCGCGCCGTTGGGATTAAGACGCATGATGAAATATTAGACGAATCAGACCGCACGCCGATGCAGGTCATTCCAGACGCAACGGCCCCGCAATTCAACCATGTTTGGGATTGCCTTGATCTGCTCGGGTTCACGGACAGCAAAGACCGCCCGCCCGTCGTGGTGTTCCGTGAGGTTGGAACCGAAGAAGGCGGGCGGCGCAACGGCTTCTACGCGAACGGAACGGTGTACGTGAACGAGGACATCATCGGTTCGCGCGAAGAGCGCGTGACGTGTCTTGAAGAAGCCATCCACTACATCACCGACAAGCCGGACTGTTCTATCGACCTGCAAAACTGGCTTATGGACCGCCTCGACCGAACGTTGTTTGAAATGGAAAGGTTGATGAAATGAAATGCACCAACGACATACACCCCATCGCCCCCAACTGCCGCGCCTCACGCATCGCCTGTGGCTGGACGTGGGTTGACTGGATTATCTTCGGCTACATGCTCTTGGCGTTGGTGTGCGAGGTGATGCTTGCTGCGCAAATTATGGCGGGGCAGGTGCGCTGGCAAACGGTTGTTGTCGCGGTACTGGCCGTGGTTGGCATGTTTGTGTTTGGCGCTCTCCGTTCAAAGTAGCCTCTTCTCCACCACTCCCGCATCACTGAGTAGGTGGTGCGGGGGATTAGATACGAACGGCTACCACGCGACCGCCAGCATCGCGTGAGCCGAAAAACAACCGCTGGCATGGAGATTCAATCATGGCTCGCAAGTTAAAGGGTAAAGACCCCACGACGGCCAAGCCGAGTAAGCCGAAGATTTTGGTCTACGGCAAGCCTGGCGTCGGAAAAACGTGGACCTCGCTCGACTTCCCATCGGTGTATTACATCGACACGGAAGGCGGCGCGGACCTCGCACACTACACCGCCAAGCTGAAAGCAAGTGGCGGCGCGTACCTCGGCCCCGCCGATGGAAGCAACGATTTTACCACGGTGATCGACGAAATCATCACCCTGGCCACCACCGATCACGACTACCGCACCCTTGTTATCGACAGCTATTCCAAGCTGTTCAACACTTCGATTGATATCGAATACCAACGGATGCAGGACGCGGGCCGCGATATGGATAAGACGTTTGGCGCGGAGAAGAAGCCCGCCATCGCCTACACCCGCCGCATGGTCCGGTGGTTTGAACGCCTCGATATGAACGTCATTATGATCTGCCACCAGAAAGACCTCTGGAAGAACGGCGAGCAGGTCGGCGTGACCTTCGACGGGTGGGATAAGCTGGAATACGAACTCCACCTCGCCCTGAACATCAGCAAGCAAGGCAACAGCCGCAAGGCGCGTGTGGTCAAGAGCCGACTTGAAGGTTTCCCCGAACCCGATCAGTTCGATTGGTCCTACACCGCCTTCGCCGACAAGTTCGGTCGCACGATTCTCGAAGGCAAATCGACCAAATTGGTCCTCGCCAGCGACAAGCAGGTGAAGGAAATCGAAAACCTCATCGAAGTCCTGCGCGTCGATCAGGAAATCATCGACAAGTGGTACACGAAGGCCGGCGTCGAGGCTTTCGATGAGATGGACAGTGAATTGATTACCAAGTGCATCGAGTTTTTGCGGGCCAAACTCCCCGCCGATGCCAAATCCTAACCCCGAAAGGCAACCATGCGTACCAGACCAGAGATTCCAGATGATGAAGTGGGGGGCGGCGACTTCCCCCTCATTCAGCCCGGCAACTACGACTTCGAGGTGGAGGCCGCAGTTCCCAAGACCGCACAGAGCGGCAACGAAATGATCGCCCTCACCCTCAAAGTGTGGGATCACGACGGCATCGAGCGGAAGGTGTGGGACTACCTCGTTGACACCGAGAAGGCCGAGTGGAAAACACGCCACTTCTGCCGATCGACTCAGAACGAAGATATGTACGAAGAAGGCAACATCGACGCCAACGCACTTGTCGGCGCGGCGGGCAAGTGCAGCATCAAGATTCAAAAGGGCAAAGCCAATCCCGCTGGCGGCTACTACCCTGACAAAAACACGGTCGGCGACTACCTCTACGAAGAAATCACCAAACCCTCGCCACAAGAGGCGACAGAACCAGCAACAACGAAGGGGCATTCCGCTCCGCCTGACGACGGCGAAGATATCCCGTTTTAACCCGTCCATCCAGAGCCGCCTCACCCGGTCGAAAGGCCGGGTGGGGTTTTTCAGAAAGCATGAAAGGGTATAGAAATGGACTCACGAAAACGCGAAAAATGGATGAATGAGTTGCAAGGCAAGATCGGCTGCGAGCCAAGAACACGGGCGGACTGCCGAAAATATCGGTGTGCAAGCGGACTATCGCACAACCAATGGAATCGTCTCGACAAAATCATGCGGGAGTGCCAGTCAAAAGGCATCAACCTTAAAGAAATCCTCAACGGGGAGAAGTCGAGCGACAAGTTGGAGTTTATGACCCGATGCTACGGCATACTCACAACACCCGCATACGCGGCAGAAGCTGCGAGAATGGTGATTGGGGCGTCGTGATGACAACACCACCCACCACAGAATCACTCGAACTCCAAGCCGTACTCCGCCGGCGGTGCAGGGTTGTCACCGGATTGGTGCTTTCCGCCAACTTCTGCCCCACCTGCTGCACAACCACTTGGCACACACCCGACGAATCGTGCATATCCTGCAATCCAGAGGGGTTTGCGGAACTCATCGCGTCCAGGGTGTCGCGGGGGAACAGCCCCACCATCCCCCGCAAGACTCCAAGACCCACCCACAATGCGTCAAAAGACAGGGCGGAGGCGGTTTACGCGGCCTACCCACGTAAGGTCGGGCGGGTATCCGCCTTGAAAGCCATACACAAGGCCGCAGAGTCCTTGAGACTCGACGGAGATAAGACGCCCTACGAATACCTCTTGGAAGCTGCGACGGCTTACGCGGCCTCTCCTGCCGGTATGAGGCCGTCTATGAATGGGGAGGATTTTAGACCTCACCCCGCCACATGGTTCAATTCCGGTCGATATTTGGATGATCGGGCGGAATGGGCCAAGCCGAACGGGTCATGCTCAAACATTGCCGCCAAGCACCAGGCGGTGAATGAGTCGTCGGTGCGCGTGGCCGACAGCCAAATGAGAGAACGCCAGCGGCAGCGGGATGAGGCGGATCGGGCGCGTCGGGAGCAAGATGAGGCGTTAAACGCGCTCACCGAGGCCGACCTTGCCTCACTCAAGTCCCGCGCCTTGGCGGCAATCACCAAACCCCTGCCGTCGATGGTCGAGGCTGACCCTCAAACCTCGCAACTACTCCGTGGGGTGATGTACGCACATTTGAAGCGCGAACGCACGGAGGCAGCATGAACATCGCACAGGGCAAGACAGCACGAACCACGACCCCGCACATCGCTGCCATCGTCGGCGTGAGCGCACGCACAATCCTGCGTTGGTGCGATGCTGGCATGGATCACGGGCGTATCGGCGCGCGGCGCATGGTGAGTGTTGCCGACGTGGCGCGGTGGGTTTCGCTTCACCGCGCCTACGCCTGTGACGGCAATTTTAGTGCTGAGACTCGCAAGACGTTGAATGAACTTGCGGACTGGTATTTAGACAGCCTAACCAACAAGACGGAGGCAGCGTGACTAATGTGGCTATACCACCCCTTGAAATCTTTGAACTCGCAGCCGGAACCGGGATGCTCGGCCTCGGCCTCATCGAAGGACTCCGCGCCATCAGACTCGACGGCGAAA